GCAGTACACGGGATTCAAGTTTCCGTATTCCCATCCGGCCGCGTCGGCCATCCGGAAAGTAATCGAACAGCCGGTTTTCGGCATGGATATTTCGGAGCATCTCTGGCGGCAGGATATTGACACGGGATTCAAAATCCGGCAGACGCTCAACAACATGTTCGTGACCGGTCGGCCGCCGCAGGATTTCGCGGATCAGCTCCAAAAGCAAATCGGCGCGGTTCGGACGGACACCGACGGCAAGGTAACCGGCACGGGCAAGAAGTACGAAGCCTATCGCCTGTTATACACGGAGTCTGCACACGTTACGAATCAAGCGCAGTTACAGGCATGTGACGACGACGGGATCGACGAATTTGAGGATATCGTCACATTGGATGGCCACACCTGCCCCGACTGTGCGTATTTTGATGGGAAGCATTATCCGGTAAGCAAGGCCATTGAGGGCGTCAACTGCCCGCCGTGGCATCCGTTCTGCCGCTGCACGACCGCACCGTATATCCCGGAGCTGGCGAATTTGAACAGTGACCGTATGGCCCGCGACGCGGTGACGGGTGCGAGTATGCCGACTGAGGCGCAGAACTATGAGGAGTGGAAAGCAGAGCAGGACAAATTTCACGGTGCGGGTACGGTGGAACGCGAACGGAAGAAAGCGCAGAACGAAGCGGCCGACTTCAAGCAGTACCAGGGCATGAAATCGGTCCTCAAAGAAAATTCTCCGAAATCCTTTGCCGAATTTCAGAATTTGAAGTATAATGATCTTGATAAATGGAATGGACTAAAGCAGGCCGTTACTGACCAGAGAACCCGGAATGCAATCAAAGGCGGCAAGTACTCGCTAAGGGTAAATCCAGATAAGCAAGCCCGTCACATGCAGGGTAACGGCTATATTGCAGGCCGAAGCTATTTCACGGGATCTCTTTCAGAGGTACAGGCACTGGTTAATAAATACGCGGCCACGGGAAAGCTGATAAAACGTGGTGGAGCCCTGCAGGAGATCATCCATACGGACCATGCGATCGGATATGTGTTTGACCCGGTTGAACAAAAATTGTATCCGGCAACGGATTTCAAAATCCACTATTCAAAGACTGGCATTCATGCGGTGCCATATAGGGAGGCGAAAAAATAAAAATGGATCTGATAAAAGTCCTTCGAAACATTCGGGCGAGCGGAAAACTCGACGGGAATACCGTCCTGCTCGTGAAGCTCAAAAGCGGAGAGCGGGTCAAGGGCAAATATGTTTCCTGTGTGGCCGCCGAGGACAACGATCCGGAGATTTCACAACTTGACGTTCGAGACCAGGGTACAGGCGGTATTGTGGGAATCCTCGAAACCGAAATCCAGAGTATCACAGCCGAATAAATACCGCCGTGCCGTTTCAGCAGGCGGTATTTTTATGCGGATTTTTAGAAAGGATGAACAGAATGGTTAATGTTTCTCACGAATTGGAACCATATATTTTCCAGTTTCTGACCAACGGCATCATTATTTTCATGGGACTTCCTCCGGAACTGTATGATGCTGCTGATAAGCTTTACGCGCAGTATAAAAAGCTGTGTGATGAGGTTAATTCAGTTCGTATCGAAGTGCAGCCACCTAAAATTAATGCGGATGAAATCGAGGAAGTTCTTTCTGAAAGGTTAAAAGAAGAAGCAAAAATTCATTGAACCACGTCCCGCCATCCGGCAGGGCGTTTTTTCATACCATTTCGCCGGCTGCGGGCGTAATCGGCAGGGCGGCACGAGGCGCGACCTCGTAAAAAAGCGTAGCCGCAGAAAGGAATCCTATGGAACGTAAATTTTTGAAAGACCTCGGACTTGCCGACGACGTCATTGAAAAGGTCATGGCCGAGAACGGCAAGGACATCAATGAGCTGAAATCAGCGGCCGAGACGTCGAAAACCACGCTGGCGGATCTGCAGAAGCAGATCAGTGACCGCGACAAACAGCTCGAAACGCTCAAAAAGTCTTCCGGGGACAATGAGGCGCTGAAAAAACAGATCACCGACCTGCAGACGGCCAACAAACAGGCAAAAACGGATTACGACGCCAACCTGAAAAAGCTGACGCTCGGCAGTAAAATCGACGTTGCCCTGATGGGAGCCAAGGCCAAAAATGTCAAAGCCGTGCGCGCCCTGCTGGATGAATCCAAAATCAGCCTGGACGGCGAGAACGTCCTCGGCCTGAACGAACAGCTGGGACAGATCCAGAAAGACAACCCGTATCTGTTCGGCGAGGATGCGCCGAAAAACCCGCCCGCCCCGGCCGGCGGGGAGCCGCCGAAGCCGGATGGCAGCGACAGCTTCCTTGCAGCGGCCATGAAAGGCGCGGGATTAAAACCCGAAAACATTGAAAACGGAGGAAAATAACTTATGGCGAATTCCATTGAGTATGCGAAGAAATTTGTCCCGATCATTGATGCTATCTACAAAAACGCGTCGGTTACAAACGCTATGGACGCCGCGACGCGCCCGGATTTCTCCGGCGTGAATGAAGTAAAGGTCCTGAAAGTTTCCACGACCGGCCTCGGCGACTACAGCCGGGAAAACGGCTACCCGAAAGGCGACGTCACCGCCGCGTGGGAAACGATGCAGCTTACGGAAGAGCGCGGCAAGGAGATTTCCATTGACCGGCTTGACAATGAGGAAACCCTTGGCCTGACATTCGGGACGGTGACCGGTGACTTCATGCGTCTGCAGGTTGTCCCGGAGCTGGATGCGTACCGGTTCGCAAAATATGCGTCCGCTGCGGGTATTTCCAAAGCGGCAGCCGCCGCGCTGGCAAAAGACACGATTCTGCCAGCAATTGACGAAGCGTCCCGCCAGATGGACGAGGACGAGGTGCCGCTCGAAGGGCGCCGCCTGTACATCAGTTCCGACCTGAAGCCCGTTATGAACCAGGCCGTCACCCGCCAGTGGGGATCGGATTCCGGTGTTTCCAATCAGCTTTCCGGGTACAACGGGATGCCGATTGTGTACGTTCCGAAAACCCGCTTCTACACAGCAATCACCCTGAACGATGGTACTTCCAACTGGGGCTATATGAAAGCAGCTTCCGCACAGGACATCAACTTTATGATGGTTTACCCGGCGGCAATCCTGCAAGTCGTAAAGTTCAGCCTGCCGAAAATTTTCACGCCGGACGAGAACCAGCTGAAGGATGCCTGGAAGTTCCAGTTCCGCGAATACCACGATGCCTTCGTCTACGAGAACAAGGCAAAGGGTGTCTATCTGCATGCCAAACCGGTGTCCTGAGGAGGAATAAACAATGCTGATTCAGAAAGGCGGAATCTTCCGCCAGATTGATGAAAAGAACCTGGCAAAATACAAGGAGAAGGGCTATTCCGCGGTTGAGAAAAAGGTTCCGGAGACTTCTGCTGCGCCCTCGGCCGTGAAAGCCGGTGCAAAAGATGGCAGTAACGGTAAGTAACATATTGGCGGTAATTCAGTCCCGCCCGGCGACCATACCGGACGGCTATTCTGATACCGCCATCCAGTCCTACATTGACGAGGCAAAGCCGATCATGCTCGAATACTGCACGCTGCCGCAGAATATACAGGAAGTGCCGGATGTGCTTAAATACCCGTGGGTAGAAATTGCAACCGCGCTGATGAATAACAGTTCGGCTGTGTCCTCCGGCACGGGTACAGTAAAATCTGTTTCTGATGGAGACACGACGGTGCAGTACAGCACTGACAAAACCGTGCAGGCAAAGTTATTTGACAGCGTGAGTGCCAACAATATCCGGATTATGGACAGCTTCCGAACACTCTTTTGAGGTGATCATATGAATTTACCCGGCAGTGTTACAGCAAGAGGAAAAGCAGCCGTACAGGCCCTTTGGAACGATACGGCCGCGGTAATCCGTGACGTTGATAACGAAGAAGAGCAGACCACAAAAACGCAGACGATCTATGAAAACATTCCGTGCCACCTGGTGCAGAAGAATGCACCGACCCTCAACACCAGCGAGGCGGCCGCCCTGACGGAACCCGTCTTCACGCTGGAAGTCGATACGGCAGTTGCCCTCAAAGACGGCGACGCGGTGACGGTGCAGCATAACGGGCAGACCTTCAGCGGCCGGGCCGGGTTGCCGTTCCACCGGACATTCTGTAATACGGTGCCGCTCTCCGGGGTGAAAATCGCATGAGCACAATGAATTTCTCACAATATATGGCGGCGCTGAAAGGGATCGGCGCAGACTTGGACGAAAGTGCGCAGCGTACGCTGTCGCAGATGAACGCTAAAGGCATGGAAGTAACAGTTAAAAATACGCCGGTTAATAAAAACCCGCATATAATTGGCGGAACGCTAAAAAAAGGCTGGCATAACGATGGCACAAAGCGCGAGGGCAAAGGTTATGAAGCACGGTACTCCAACAACGTTTATTATGCGGGCTATGTGAACGACGGCCACAGGGTAGTCAATAAGAGGCATGAAACGGTAGGGTATGTTAATGGATTCCGCATGCTTGAGCAGGGACAGCAGGCGGCTAAAGATTCCACGGATTCTATTTTTAATGCTGAAATCCGGCGCGTAAAAAGTAAAGGCGGGTGGTAATGTGGAAATACCTAAAAATATATGGTTCAACCCTGCAATGTACGAGCGCCTGAAGGCTGGCAAGCTTACTTTAGCCGACCATGTGCTGCTTGCCATTGCCTGCTTTACCGCCCGGCTGTTTCCGGGCTGCAGGACGGATATCGGCAACCGGATGTCCGGTGTTTATCCGCCTGAAATCGGCGTCAACCTGTACAAGCAGTCTAGCCGAAAAATGCTTGCCGACACAAGCGTTCATACGTTTGGGGCGGAGATTACCTATATTCCGAAAAATTCCGACGACCGCGCGGAAATCAGCACGGCCATTTTTTCCATTCTGCAAAACCTCGAATCAGTGGAGGACGACGCAAGAGCTTTTCGGTGCCGGAATAAGGCTTCGGATATGACGGACGGCTTAGGACATGTCACGGCAGATATTTCAGTTGTAGAGCGCAGCGAACCGACCGACGAGGATGGACTGATTATTCGAAAGGCTGATCCGGTAATTCAAAAGGCAGAAACGGAGGTAAAAACGTGAGCATACAGATTTTACCCGGCGCACATGTTGACGTTAAGGCGGGAGACCGCCCGGCGGAACTCAGCGTGACCGGTGTTGTAGCCATGCCGCTTTCCCTGAGCTGGGGAGATCGGATGACGGTGATTCATCAGGGAGACAGTACAAAAGTATCTCTTGGATATGATCTCATATCCGAAAAGCTGAAATGTGTCAACGAGGTTATGAACGGTGCGGAAAAGTTATACCTGTACCGGCTGAATAATTCCGGTGGAAAGGCATCCGGCACGCTGGCAGACGGCATCACAGCAACGGCAAAATATCCCGGTGTCCGGGGCAACGATCTTTCCGTTGTCGTTGCCAAAAGCGGTGATCTATGGAAAATCACGACTCTGCTTGAAACGGCGGAGATGGATTCCCAGATCGTCTCGGGATCTGACAAATTTCAGACGAATGATTTCATCAGTATTGCCGGAACCGGTACGCTGGCGGCTGCCACGGTGAAACTGACCGGCGGCAAGGACGGCGATATGGATTCCGACGCATGGGACAAATTCAAAGATGAAATGGAAACCCATGAATTTAATGTGCTGGCCTATACCGGCACAGATGCGGATACCGTAAACAACCTGATTCTGTGGGTAGACGAGCTGCGGAAAAAGGATATCATGGTTCAGATTGCAGAGAATCCGGCAGCGGCTGACAATCCGGCGGTTTACCACAGCACGTCACCCGGTACTACGGAAAACTACAGCCTGACTGCTGCCGAAGCCTGCGCCACAGTTGCCGGATTGATCGCGAAGCAGGGCGTCTCCGGCAGCTTGACGCGCTACAGCAGCATCACCGGCTGGACGGATGCGGAACATTTAACCCGGGAGCAGCAGGAAGCGCGCGTGCAAAACGGTGAACTGCTTATCGTTATGATATACGGTGCACCAACCGTGCTGTACGACATCAATTCTCTTGTAACCTATACGGAGACGCAGCCAAAAGATTTCCGCAAAGGGCTTGTCATGCGGACGCTCGACAAATACGCGGCGGATCTGAAAAAACTTCTGGACACGAAATGTGTCGGGAAGATTCGCAACAGTACGGAAGGCCGCGCACAGATCAAGGCGCTGGTTGTTCAGATGACGGCGGAAAACTACCAGAACAACGGCTATATTGAAAACTTTACGGCAGACGACGTGACCATTGTGAAAGGTTCAGAAAGCGATGCGGTGGCCGCTGATGTGTCGGTTCAGCCCGTTGATACGGTTGACAAAATTTCTGTTGAAGTCGTTTCTCTGGCAGAATAGGGGGTGTGACGATTGAGCAAAAAAGTTAATTTACAGGACGTTCCGTCCGGAGGTGATGGCAAGGCATACATTACACTGAACGGAAGCCGGGTAGCAGCCTTTCAGATTGCGAAAATATCCGGCAAAGTGGAGCCCTTGACGGAAAACAAAAAGTTTCTCGGCGACCGTTTTCAGCAGACCGCCGTCCGGGGCGTCAAGGGTACCGGAGACATGAGCTATTACAACACCACGTCTGCGTTTATCAAGGCGTGGCGCAACTACAAAAACGGCGGCAGCGTTCCGGAGATTGAACTCCAGTATTATTCCGACGCGAAAACGGGAAAATACGACCGCGTTGAGGTGATTATGACCGGTGTGATTCCAGCCAATGTCCCCTTCGGCACCCTGGACGATTCCAGCGCCGACGCGCAGAAACTTGACACGTCGTTCACGTTTAACGATTTTGATTTAGTTTGAATGGAGGTTTTATGATGGATAAGACACTGGAAAGTTTTTTGCATCCGCACAGAAAGCCGAATGTAAAATTTAGGCTCCCCGCATTTGATGGAGAGTTCGAGATGCGGGCGCTGACAGCACAGGAAGGCATTGACTGCGCCGTATTCGCGGAGCAGCGGGGGATTCCCGCGGGGCTGGCCATGATGCCGAACGTCGCGGAAGGTCTAGTTACACCTGATCTTCACAATGCGGAACTTCAAGATATGCTTTCAGAAAAGGCCGGCAAAAAGATCATGGAACCATACGACGCGGCGCTCGCCATGTTCACAGATTCTGAAATGGCTACGCTGGTTAGTATCTACAGCAAACTGACGGTGACGCCGGTGGAGTATTTGGAAGGGATTGAACAGGCAAAAAACTGATTGAGGAAAGCTGCCGGGGAAATGGGGACGGTATGTGGGCCTATACGCACATGATCTTCCAGAACCACAATATTTCTCCGCTGGCTTTCCTTTCAATGCCGCCCCAGCAGCAACAGATGATGATTGCGAGTGATCTTGTAGCCGCAAAGCATATGAAAGAAGATAAATAAAAGCGGCAGGTGGCTGGCCTGCCGTTTCTATCAATAACCGGAAAGATTAATTACTTTGAATTTGGAAACATTAGAAGCCATTCCTATGGCGTCATATGACCACGTATTTCCAGGTTCAAGACCGTTTGTGTTTGCCAGTGCCGTACCAACCTGAGAACCGCTTTTATCATACAAAGCGAACTGAATCTGTACATAGGAAAGCACTTTCCCGGAATTGTTCTTTACTTTGCCGGTAATATGAATCGTGTTGATGTCAGAATCAAAAGTGCCGTCGTCGCTAAGCAGTTCCAAGTCGGGCGTTCCCGGCGAATTTTGTACGGCGGAAGAAACCTTTGATGCAGCAGCGTTGGCTGCCGCCGTAGAATTGCTGCCGGATGCAACTTGTGAGTTTTGCTCCGTTGTTTGAGCAGTGTCTGCTTTTTCGTGCGGCATGACTGCTGAGATGATATAAATCAAAAGGAAAACACCGATTACAGCAAAAATAGTATTCCGGTATCCCTTATGACGTAGGGTTTCATTGCTATTCCTTTGATTATCAATAGGGTTTTCTTTCATCGGTGTATTTGGCATATAATTGCCAAAACGCTTTTCAATGCATTTTTTGCAAAGTGTACCGCTGTCATCAGATTCTAGCGGAGCGCCGCAATCTTCACATCTGCCGTATTGATATTCATCAGGATCATATCCGATCTGTTTCATGCAATCATTGCATAATCCAGTCAATTTACCGGGTGGAAGTGTTTTCCCACAATTGGAGCAAACCCCGCATTCATTCTCTTTTGCTTTTTGCGGATCAGTAGACAGTTCCTGTCCAGTGGATTCAGCATTAACCGTGACCGTTTCTCCGCAGTACGGGCAGAATTTACTATCGTCCGGGATGGATTTTCCGCATTTCCGGCAATACATCATATGACATCTCCCAGTTATCCCCATTTTTTTATTTCAGATTAGCACTTTTTCAGATTTATGTAAAGAGGTGATTCATGTGGCAAACACTCTTGAATCTATTATGCGCCTGACCGACGACTACACGGCCACTATGTCCAAAATTGTACGGTCTGCCCAAGAAGGGCAAAAGGCCAATGAGAAGACAGAAAAAAGTACAAAGTCGCTCAGCGAGACGTTTCGCAAAATTTCACCCTCTGCTTCTGTAGCTCAAACCGGAGTAAGCGGATTAATTGGAAAACTTACAACTTTAGTTTCTACGGTGTACTTAGCGCGTAAGGCTTTCCAGTTTTTAAAGGAATCCATTCATACGGCCATGACGCAGCAGGTACAGCAAACCACATTACAGTCACTTATGGGGAATAAGCAGCTCGGTACCGACTTATACAGTTATGTTTCAGCCTACGCAAGTAAATCGGCCCTTGACCGTGAAAATATCGCAAGCGCGACAACATCTTTTTTAGCATATACGAAAAATATTAATCAGCTTCAGCAGTTACTTAATTTGACAGAACGCTTGTATATGTTTAACCCTGCGCAGGGTGCCGAAGGTGCTGTATTCGCTTTGAAAGAAGTCCTTTCCGGCCAAACCATGAGTTTGCGCAACCGGTTCAACATGACTGGAATTTCAGCGGATACAGTCAAGAAAAATTTTGAGAAAGGTGATATTGCAGGAACAATTTCTTATCTTGATAAGGAGTTTAACAAATTCGGCGCGACGCAGGGGGTTGTAAACGCAAATTTTAAAAGCCTTTCGGTGCAGGCTTCTTTGTTTAAAACAAACCTGATGTCAGCAATTGGTGACCAATCAAATAGCGCGGTACAAAGTTTATCACAAACCTTCCAGCGCTTAAACGCTGCAATGGATGCAGGAAAATTTCAGCCGTTTTTTAATGTGATGGCAAACGGCGCTAATCTTTTGGCAAATGGGCTTTCTTGGATTGCCCAAAATGCTTATATCCTTATTCCGGCCATAGGCGGCGTAGTGACAGCACTCATTGTATTCAATTCGGCAATGAGCATTTCCCGCAATATTGCCCTTTTGACAGGAGCAACCGTGAAGGCCGTTGCTGGAAACTGGGTTGCTGCGGCCGCTCTGATTGCCGGCTCTGCCGCCGCAATAGGGCTCGCAACGTCATTGTCAAAACAAAACGCCAACTTGGAAAAAACAAATAAGCAGGCACAGACAACCGCACAGGCAGCGGCAAAACTTGCCGCAGACCAGAAAAAACTAGGAGCTTCAACACTCGGAAATTCTGCCCAGTATGGTGCTACTCCGACCACAGTAACAAATAAGAGCCCCATCAAAGTTTCCGGTACGGTATCCATTGAAAAAGAAAACCTGAAATACATGTTCGACGCAGCCACAGCAAAATTTTTTGCCACATTCAACGCAACGAAAGTGGAGCCCGCCGTCACGATCCAGCATCAGGAGGTTACCGAAAAAGCCGACGTACAGGAGATTAACCACGAATTGGCCCGCATGGTGACAGAATCGGCGGGCGTGACCGGGGGAGGAGACTATTTGTGAGAGCACCGAAATACTACATTTCACTCGGCGGGGTAAACCTGCACCGGGTGTATGCCTTCCGGCTGACGTCCGGAAGGGATATTGAAAGTTACGATGGAATCGGCAGCGGCAAATTTAACGTTCCGGATGCGCATAATCCCCGGGAATGGACCATTGACTGCGAACTCCTTCAAAACGGAAAAGAAACGGCCGGCCTCAGCACCTGGAGCGCGTCGGAACTGTTTAAAGAATTTGAGGCATGGCTCGGTAAAACAGACGCGCCTGTCCGTATGGTAAAAACAGACTCACTGTATCCTGCCGCAAATCTTTCCGTGCTGGTGTGGCTGAAAAGCTATACGAAGAAAGAATCGGACGAGCAGGGCGTCTATGATACGGAAATTGTTGTGGAGGAGTATAAACCCGTCGGCATCAAAACAACCGGCGTCCCGTATGTAAAGCGCCCCGGAAAGGCGCCGGTTCCGAAAAAAGTGACAATTACGAAGAAGCGCACCGTATACCGGACAAAGAAAAAATATAATAAGGCCACGCTAAAAAGTCCCAAAACAGGGAAAACAGTCAAAAATCCGGCCACGGTAAAGGCTTCGTCCGTATGGCATACTGGAGCCGGACGCATTAAAGAGACGCCGCCGGCTTATACTGGCCTGCTTAACACTGGAATTCCAATAAACAGCCGTATTAACTACGATGCAATAGATCCTTGGAAAAAGAATGTCACAGATGCTTTCAACTCTATGGGCAAAAAAATAAAAGAATGGGGAAAAAAGGCAGGTTCATGGTGCATCAGCCATACCCGGGGGTGATTCTATGTCTCTTATCGTAAACAATCAGGATATTTCGGAGATCGCCGGATCTGTTAAGCATGAGACGTCCCGGAATGATGGGCCGGGAAAGCTGACTTTTGAGTATCCCGTCTGGAACGGTACCCGGTACCCGAACGGCTGCACGGTGTCGTTCCAGTACGGCAAGGATAATATTTTCTATGGCTGGCTGTTTTCTACAAAGCAGGATAATAAGAAATATTCCTGCATCTGTTATGACCAGCTCCGGTATTTCAAGGGCTCTAACTCCCTTCTGCGCCCGGCGGGGACGACGCTTTCCGCGTGGGTAAACACCGTGGCGCTGGACTGCGGAGGCCGGATCCGCCTCGGGACAATCGAGAGCACCGGGTACAAACTCGGCAAATACTTGTTTGACAGCAAGACTCGGCTCGACATGATCTATCAGTCCATTGAGGATAATTTGATCGGAAATGGATATTGGTATGTCCTGCGGGACGAATTCGGGGCGCTGTGCCTGCGCGACGTCTACAATCTGCGGCTGCCGATTATTATCGGCACAGCGTCGCTCGGCAAAGATTTCAGCTATGAAAAGTCCATTGATGACGACACGTTTAACTATGTGAAGGTTGCAAAGGACGACAGCAGCAAAGGCGTCCGGAACGTCTATATTTCGCAGGACAGCGCGTCTATCTCAAAATGGGGCAAGCTGATGATCTACGACAAGGTGTCGGCCAACTTAAACGACAGTCAGCTTGCATCCCGCGCAAACCGGCTGCTCAGCGTGAAAAACCGTGAAACCGAAACGCTCAGCGTCGAATGTATGGGCGACGACCGGATTTTTGCGGGAAACAGCGTTCGGGTCATGATTGGTGATGCCGGCCTCGACATGTGGGCCGTTGTGGATCACTGCACGCACGAGTTCAAAAAGGATTCCCACAGTATGAAGCTCGATCTGATCTTTTCGGGCATTTCGTCGCAGTCCTGACGGAGGCGATTTTATGGACTATCTGCATCAGGCAATTAAAAAGGTCTTGGAGCAGTACATACGGAATTACCAGCCTGCCGACCTTGTATATGGCACGTGGCAGGGTTCGACGGTAAAGATAGATACAAAACCAATACCGGTGCCGCTTGACATGGTAGACGTGCCGAAGGGCGTGACTGTAACTATAGGGGAGCGCGTTACGCTGATGATGAAGCAGGGCGGGCAGAAATACGCGCTGATTGGGGTGCTGGGATGAGTGTTTTAAAAACCTATGGAGCCGACGGGGAGAATTTTCACCCGTCCAAAACATGGAAGGTCAGCAAAAATCATATTCAAGGAACGATCGACGGTTTGGAAGCTGTGAAGCAGGCCGTCGATTTTATTTTATCGACCGAACGGTTTGAGTACGAAATTTATTCAACGGATTATGGCATGGAAACAAAAGACCTGATTGGCCAGCGCCGCGAGTACGTCCAGGGCGATATGCAGCGAAGGATTGAAGAAGCGCTGGCCGAAGATGACCGGGTGACCGGCATCTCGAATTTTGACCTGACATTTTCCGGAGAAACAGCGACGGCCACGTTTACGGTCAATACGGAGTTCGGCAATTTTGAAGAAGAGGTGACAGCCAATGGCGGATGAAATCAGCGGAGAATACGCGGCATATGAATATGAATCGCTTTTAAAAGAAATGCTGGATCGGGTTCCGGACGATCTCGATAAACGGGAAGGCAGCGTGATCTACAATACGCTTGCCCCATGCGCGTTTCTGCTTGCCCAGCAGAACTACATGCTGGTTTACATGATACAATTGCTGTTTCCAGATACGGCGGAAGAGGGATGGCTTGACCGGGTCTGCGCTGATTTCGGCGTTGAGCGCAAAGCCGCGACAAATGCCGTCCGGCAGATCAACACGCTGGACAGTTCCGGAGCCGCGCTGGATGTGCTGCTCGGCAGCCGGTTTCAGATTGAAAACGTGTCTTTCGGCCTTACGGAGAAAATCAGTACCGGGCAGTACCGGGCGGCATGCGAGCAGGCCGGGACAGACGGGAATTTGTATTCCGGTACAATTTTGCCGGTCGATAATATCAACGGCCTCGGGAGTGCGGAGCTGATTGCCGCTCCGCTGACTGCTGCCAGGGACGAAGAAACGGATGATGACCTGCGGACCCGGTTTTATGAGACAGTTCGGCAGTCAGCATTCGGCGGAAATATCGCGGATTATGAAGAAAAAGTCCTTGCTATTGACGGCGTGGGAGCCGTCAAAGTATTCCCAGCCCATTTGATGGGCGCTGCCGGGCAGGTAGGGATTGTAATCGGCGATACGCAGGGAAATACCGCGTCGGATGAGCTAGTCCAGACGGTACAGTCTGAGATGGGGACGGATGGCGGCGGAATAGCGCCGATCGGGCATACGGTCACGGTTAAAACATCAACGGACCTCTCCGTAAATGTAGCGGCCGCCGTGCGCATTAGAACTGGGTCGAGTTTTGCAACTATCCAGCCCGTCGTCGTACAGGCTATAACGGATTACATCAATGCCGTCGGATTTACGGACCCGACAGTTTTCTTTGCAAAATTGCAGGCGGCGATTCTCGACTGCCACAGCGACATTGTGGATATCGGCACGGTAACGATCAACGGAGACTCAAAGAATCTAACGCTGTCAAAAGCCTTTGACAGCTACCAGGTGCCGGTTGTCGGCACGATTACAGTTACCGAGGTGACAGGCTGATGTTTTACGACGATAAATCAGATTACCTTGATTTACTGCCGGAGAAGCTGAAAGGCGCCGCCGAAATTGATGCAATCGCAGGAACGGTGAATTTTGAAATTGACAAACTGTCTGCCGTCGTTAAAAAAGCGGTTAACAATATATCTCCCCTGCATGCTGATGAAGACGGCTGTGCGCGGTGGGAGAAAATTCTCAGCCTGTCCGCTCCGCTGAATGGAACACTGCAAGCCCGCCGTGATGCAATTAGGGCGGCAATCATCACTAAGCCGCCGATAAACTTGTCTGTGCTGAAACAAATTGTCGAAGCGTACATGGGTTTGCCGGTCAACATTACGCTCGACGGGTACAAGGTGCATATCAAGTACCGCGGCGAATCCCGCATTGCCGATCTGAACCCGCTTTACACGACCATGTGGAAAACAATACCGGCGAACATGCTTGTCGATATTGCTTATCTGTATGCCACATGGGTGGAAGTAAAATCAGCGTATCTTACCTGGGGTGATATGAAAACCAAAACATGGGAACAAATCCATAAGGGGGAGTAGCATTTGGAAGCAACGATAAATTACGGCCTGAAAAAACCCGCCTATGAGGATGGGGCAGATATAGCCGTACTGAACCAAAATGCGGACAAAGTTGATGCAGAGCTGAAAAAGGTATCGGGCGGAACCATAACCACACTCTCCTGCACCAAAACCGGCACGGTGTACGCCCTTACCGGCCTATCCGCAACAACGGGCAGGGTACCGTTGATGTTTGCGGCACCGTCCGCCTATGCTGCCGGAGACACGGTAACGATTGACGGTACGGCCTATACGCTCAAAACCACAGACGGGTCGGCGCTGACGACCGGAGCGTGGGCAGCCGGGGCAGTTATTACCGGGACGGCGGACGTGGATAATAAGGTGCTGCACGTAGAGCCGGGAATACCGGACAGCCTGCCGAACCCTGCCGCCCTTACCCTTGCGCACGGTTACAACGGCAATACCGGCAGTTACAACGGCAGCACGGCCAAAACGGTAACGACGCCGTATGTAACCTTTCACACGTCAGCGCCGGGGACGGTAGCTGTCGGCGAGATATGGGCGGTGTATTGATATGAGTGCGAGTATTTACGGCAATGTCGGCGGCGTAAGTCGTAAGGCAAAAGAGCTGTGGGCAAATGTCAATGGTACAACCCGAAAACTAAAATCCGCATACGCGAACGTCGGCGGGGTAACGAGGAAGATTTATAGCGGGTATCAGTGTAAAGCATATACGAGTTTTAACGGCGGCAATAGTATATCGAATGTTGATTTGTCAATTAATGCTGATGGTAGCGGACACTTTAGTGCAAAAAAATATAATGACGATTCATCATCAGGAACATTTCGGTTTTATTTTTTATTTGATGATCTGCTAAAGATATATGAAGATAATGAATTATTTCAGTTGACATATCCGACGGTTAGTAATGCGTATAGCAATTTTGAGAAAACGCAGATATATGATGTAACATCAGGCGCTTATGACAGTACACAGTATTGCATAGGAAGCGATAGGGCTTTTATACAGAATAGGATATTTGTTCATCCTGCTGGAAATGGCCGTTCCATAGGAGCAATTCGTGTTGATATATATATTGGCTTTGAATATAGCAGTAGTTATGTTGCGTCATATAGATGCAGCTGGCTTTCCGGCGACTTGAAATTGTTTGGAGAGCCAATAACCAGTGTTGAACTAATTTAGAAGGAGTGTTGTGCAAATGGCTAGAATGGTAAAAATTGGATGGGGGGGGGGCGCATATGTAACTAATTGTACATATTGCCCAACCCCGACGGGTGACCGGTCATGAGCGCGGAGATATACGGCTCCGTGAATGGGGTCACACGAAAAGCAAAGAAACTGTATGCGAATGTCAACGGCGTCACGCGAGGGATCAAAGAACTGTGGGCAAATGTGAACGGGGTGACAAGAAAAATCTACAGCAGCGGAGCAAAATTATCAGCTAATCCATATATCAACAGTGCTGATGGTGGTTATAGCGGAGTCGGTTTTAAAATTTCAACGAATTATAGTTCCGTGAGCTTTTCAAACAGTGCTATTGATTTTGATATTTCTTGTAAACTCGATAAAGGTCATCAGCGCACGGCTCAAATGTTAATGGGGGTAACAATCCCCGTGGATCTTGGTAAAGTGGCATCTTTTTCATCTGGAAATTCAATATTACGTTTAAATAAGAATCTTTTCGGTTACTCCGGAAACAATTGGCATATCAATATTCATGATTCTTCGAATGATGAATTTAGACCCGATTCTATGAATGTCAAATTAACCCAATACGATTTGAGTTATGTTAATACTTCCGGTGTGATAAGCAGCGGTGATCCAATCCGTGTAGGTAATTATGAATACCGATATGACATTGAAAATGCTCCGATTACCTCTAAAGCTGTTCGATCATTTTCATCACAATATGTATATATCAACGTGTATTTTACCTTACATGCCACAAGTCAATACGAAGATCGGCGGCAAGTAAGTCAATTTAATTGCACCATACCGGAAGGAGTGTTTACAATCATTGATTCTAGTGGGAATGAATACCCGGTAAACTTTAGTTTTTAGGAGGAATTTATTATGCAACTCAAATTCAGCGACGGCACCACGCTTGACGTGCTGGCCGTCAAAGGTAACCCTACATATTTTCAGGGCGCGCAGCGCGATGCGCTGGAAATCCAGATCGACAAAGGCAAGACCACATTTGACGCGCTGGACGCCTTGACTGGCGACCCGGCTAAGACCGGCAAGCTGACTATCATTGACGGGGACAAGCAGTACCAGCACGACAATTACAATCTGCGCACGGAGCTTGCCCTGAAACCCGTTGTGACGGCGGAGGCCACGTCAACCACACCGGAGCAGACCGAGGACAGGCTCTGCGTGACATTGGCGCAGAAAACCTATCAGGAGCTGCAAATTGCCGAGCTACAGGGCAGCGTTGACGCGCTGACACTGGCGCAATTGGGGGCGAAATGATGTATTACACACTGCTAAGGCTATACAATGCAAAGCGCCTTCCGGCCGAAAACCTTAAAAAAGCGGTGTCTGTTTTTGGCTGGATTACTGCCGCCCAGTACAAGCAGATCACCGGCGAGGACTACGCCGCATAAAATATTTTGCGGAAAGTTGCTCTCTTGGGGGCAACTTTCCCCGGTTTTTACCGGTAGGGTGAAAGGATTGATTTTATGGCAATCAAGGGCATTGATATCTATAACGGGACAGGCCACCCGGATTTCGCGGCGGTCAAGCGTGCCGGTATCAGCTATGTTATCCACAAGGCGACGGAGGGCGTCAACTTCACAGATAAATCCTTTGCCGCCAACATAACCGCCGCCAGTGCCGCAGGCCTGTCCGTAGGCGCCTATCACTTTCTTCGGGCGACGCCGATTGACCGGCAGGCGCATGACTTTCTGGCGGCAATTGATGGCCACGGGCCTTACTGCTGCCTTGCGATCGACGTTGAAAACCCGCGCAAGAATGGTGTTACCATCCCGGAAATATCCAACATGGGCAAGGCGGCCATTACAGAGCGTATCATCACGATCTATAAGGCCATCCGCGCAGCAGGATACACTTGCCCGGTGTATGTGTATTCCAGCGCGTCGTGGCTCCGGAGCTTAATTGACGTGGATGCCTGCCGCAAGGCCGGGATGCTGATCTGGGGCGCGGCCTACAGCAGCGCGACGCCGGACAATACCGACCGTTCCAACGCTTACGATATGTGGCAGTGGAGCAGCAGGGGAAGCGTCCCGGGGATCTCCGGCAGCGTCGATATGGATGTGTGCTATAAGGGCATCAACACAGTTTCCGCACCGAATTACACCTGCGACACATCCGGTACTGTCGAGATCGCCCGCGGAAAAGCGTATCAGGCGGAGATCACCTGTAAAGATGCGCCGAAGGTTGTTGCCGGGACGCCGGACGAGGTAACCATCCTGCCGCGCAGCAACGGCGGGGGAAAGTGGTATTACTACTTTGTCCCGATCGGCAAGCCCGGCGACTGCGTGGGCATCTACATCAACGGCGGGCCGAAACAGTTCATGGTCCGCGTGAAGTGAGGCGGGAAAAGTGCGGGACTGGATTGTGAAGTATTGGCTGGGCGCCCTGTTCGGCGCCCTGACAGGTGCGATGGGGTGGGCCGTCAACCGTCTGCGAAAGCGGCAGAAGGCGCAGGAAGCGGAGCAGGCGGCCATTAAAGAGGGGATGCTTGCCCTGCTGCATGACCGGATTTACAGCGCTTATGCGGAATGCAAGCAAAAAAGGTATGCTTCCGTTGACGATATCAAGAATCTGGAATACCTGTACCGCCCCTATCATACACTGGGCGGAAATGGGACAGGCACGGAACTGTTTGAGCGCGTGAAGAAAATGCCAACCGAGCCGCCGCAGGCAGCGACGGCGTAAAAAATATTTTTGCCCCGTATGTGGGGACAAGAAAGAAGGACTTTATTATGAATTTTAGTAGAGCATTTCAGTTAATGAAACAAGGTAAAAAGGTGAAACTTCCGAATTGGGGCGGATATTGGGCTTGGGAAAAAGGTTCTATAATGATGCATACAAAGGAAGGTAACGTTATCGACATTAGAGATACTAAGCGGCCTGAATACACATTTGGGAACGTAGCCTCCAATGATTTTATTATTGCAAATAAATCCAATACCCCAATACTAAATGGAATGGTTTTTATTCCTGAAAAAAAGTCTTTTGTATCGAAAAGTTTGTAATAAAGCCTTTACAGCAGAAAGAAGGATACTTATGGAGAAAATCAATTGGAAGCAGAAACTGACTTCTCGGAAGTTCTGGGCGGCAGTCGTTGGCTTTGTTACTGCGCTCATGATCGCCTTTGCAGCGCCGCAGGCTACGATTACCCAGGTGACCGGTATTATTACCGCTGGGGCTACACTGATCGCCTATATTGTCGGCGAGGGAATGATCGACGCAGCAAGCGCAGGAGCAACGGTCAACATCACCGGAAACCCGACAATTACAGGTGTGGAGGATACGGCCACAGCAGAGGCGGACAAGGCCGCACAGAAAGCGATCAGCGGGACGGTACAGGCGGACGGCGGAAAGAACGCAGCGTAAAACAGGATATACATGGCAACGGCCTCCGGAGCGATCCGGGGGCCTATTTTTTTATGTGAGAGTTTGTCACTTCCTGTAACGTTGTGTCGAAAAAAATCGTTTTCATTGTGGAGGTGAAAATATGAATAATGAACTGAAACAGGAGCTTGAGTGGATTAACGCCAACCTGAATGCAGCAGTGAAAAATCAAGCCGAAATCTACGTAGAGCTTGCGAAGCTCGAGAAAAAAATCAAAGAGGAACCGAAAGATACTTACCCCGCCGGCTGAAGCTGGCGGGGAATTTCTATATAATCAGGCTATTAGTAGGCGCAATGGTAGGCATAATTTAATAAATGGCTATACAATGCCGATTTAATCGAGTTCGACTCTCGTCATCTCCACCAAAGAAAAATCCGCATGAGTGCTGAAAAATCCAGTATTCATGCGGATTTCTTTATTTTATATATTTCAAATGAAATCAGAAATAATCAGCAATAATCATTATTATGTAGGCGTTTTGGTAGGCGTTGTAGGCATGGAAATAAGAGCGTTCAGTTTTGCTCGTGTGTCCTCTATCATTTTAGGCTTAAGGCTCATATAGACTTCATGAATCATTTTCGCATTTGCATGGCCGACAATTTGAATTGCGATTGCTTCCGGTATCTCAGCTTCAGCCAACATACAAACGTACTCATGGCGGAACTGGTGGGCACAGACAGTTGCCTTCCATTCTTTATGCGTGTACTTTTTGATTTTGCCATTAGCCAGTTTAGACTTGCTCTCATAACACAGTTGCGTTGCATACCCGTATTTGTGCCAGAAGTTCGCCCACATACGGTTATAGTGGGACGTTGTCAGCGGTTTCAGACTTCCACCCAATATGTATGTTTCCGGTGGCAGCTTTCGAAGCGGTTCTAAGGCTGCTTCCAACATTTTCAAAAGCGGAATTTTCCGTACTCCTGCCGGAGTCTTTGCACCGTCCAATACGTAGGGCTGATTTCCCTTGTGATCTATATGTTTAGTGATACTGATTGTCTTTTTTTCAAAATCTATATCCCTTAATTGAATTCCGCACGCTTCGCCGCGTCGCTCCCCCGTGCAGAGAAACACAACAGCCGGTAGGGCATCCAGGTCAAGATAATGGTCTTTCACGACTTTAACTTGGTCATCAGTGGGAGGTTCCCGCTTGGTATGTTTCAGACCACGGGGAATAGATACAATTTTGGCCGGATTTCTATCTCCACGCCAGACTGGACTTTCGATCCATGTTTGAAAAATTGCATTTAGTACGGTCTTTTGATTGCTTACCGTGGTTTTTGCAGACGAGGCCATGCTCTGTAAGAATTCAGAAATCATATACGGTTCAATTTCCTGCATATGTTTTTTGCCAAATGCCTTTACGGCACGTTTTATTGCAGGCAAGTAGCTTCTTTGGGTGCCATATTTCATTTCCATTACGCGGCCTTTATAAATATCTGCTACTTCATCAAATGTAGGGCCAGCGTTTTCCTTCGCTTTTTCTTCCGGCCCTGCCGCAATGGCTGTGTCCCTCTTTTTCCAAACCTCTGCCGGCTCCATTGATGAAAACCAACGCATTTTCCCATTGATCTTTTCTTTGCGCTCCCAGCGGCCGTCGGCGCGCTGATGCAGACCGTCTGTGATTTTATGCCGCGACATTGTCCATATCCTCCTATTTAATAAAACATAGTCGCTCTTTTCTGTTGATGCAGAGAAGAGCGATTTTATATTATGCATTGCATTGTCTAATGTATATTCTGTAATTTTGATTTTCTTCAATACGCTTTTTATTGCGTTTATCAATTATAGATTCTACTTCAATGCCTTCTTGTTTTTGATGCCTATCCGACAATATTCTAAGATGCTTAATTGCAGTTCCGGACATATATTGCCAGATCTCATATTTTAAACTCTGAAGTCTTACAGAAATTACTGCACTAGTTACATGATATTTTTGGGCTAACTTTGCAATAAAAAAATCTATTTCATCAGAAGACATTGCATCGTCATATAAATTTGAAATTTCAGGGATAAAACGCTCATATGGTACTAAACATTGTGCAGCCCCTTCATTTGCTTGATATTCTATAGAACTTTCTTGACTAATAATATTCTTTTCTGAACAGACGCACTTGCAATATGAAATATCATGAGAAAAATAGTGAATCCCTTCATGCATACAGTCGAAGTTTTGTTGATCCTCTGATCGGTTTTGGTTTAATCCAATTGAAGTAGAGGTATCACCCTTATATAAAATACCACAAATATCGCTTGTAACGAATGGCAAACACTCAATTGTTAAATTTTTGCAAAAGCGTTGCAAAATTTTTTTTGAATTGAGTGGATATGAATTCAGCTTCAACGAACATTTTAAGTAATTAACAGTTCGATATATTTCTTCTTTAGTACTATATTTGTTAAGAGGAAATTTTGCCATTACTTTTGGTCGCGCTCCCTCGCCCGCTTAATGAAGTCTAAAGCGAGCTCAATATCGTGTGCGCTATATCCTTTATCCTGCGCACTTTTCATAACCCTAAAAAATGCCTGATCCAATTCTGAATTTTCGGCCTGCGCTTGCGCAGGCTTTTCTTTTTGTTCGTTTCCCATAAGATAGTCAACTGTAACATTAAAAAATTGAGCGAGAGAATTTAAAGTCGCTCCGCTCGGAATCGTACCAGCTTTCCATTTAACAACTGATGTACGACTTAATCCCACTAATTCAGCCGCTTTGGATGGACTTATGCCTTTTTGATTGCAAAGGCCAACATAAATGTCATAGAACACAAAATATACCCCCACGATTTGTGCAAAACATAGATGTTAACCAAATTCACAAAAAGCTATTGACTGTTCACCAAATTCATCATATAATACAATCAGCAAAGATGAATTGAGTGAACACACGTGAAATTGGTAAACAAGTATTGATGCTTTATTTTCTCAACAAAGATATAGTACCACTATTGTTTACTAATTTCAACAAAAATGTTGAAAGAGGTGAATTTTTGTATGCCTGAACAATGGACGGGAGATATTGTAGGGAAAATGCACAATTATCGTATCTCCTATGATGATCTCTCTGAAAAGCTTGGGTACGCAAAGGGCTACATTTCAATGGTGCTCAATGGGCACCGAAAGCCAAAAGGTGCCGAACAAAAGTTTCGACAGGCACTGGACGAGCTTATCCAGCAAAAACAGAAAGAAGGTACATAATGGACAGTCAATTATCAATCGGCAATCTCATCACCATCGGCGATATGAAATTTCATGACATTGAAGGTGGGTTTGGCAAAGGCAAACGTGCAATGCTCGTAAAAGAAATCGCCGAAATTCACGGAAAAGAAATTAAGTACATCAACAAGCAGATCAACGCAAATCGAAAACACTTTACCGATGGTAAAGATAT